GTCGGTGCTGTCGGTGCTGTCGGTGCTGTCGGTGCTGTCGGTGCTGTCGGTGCTGTCGGTGCTGTCGGTGCTGTCGGTGCTGTCGGTGCTGTCGGCAGCATTCTGCCCGTCGCTTTCGCCGTCAACCGAGATGGCGTCTCCGTCCAGCTCCTCTTCAAGCTCAGCAATACGCATCGTAAGTTCCTGAATGGTGCCGCTGGTGCTGACTTCACGGTTAAGCTGGGTACCAAGTTCATTCAGCCGAGCAATCAGCTTTTCTTTTTCTGTCATGGGAAATACTCCAGAAAGGTGGCCCGACAGGGCCACAGGGGGGGATTTATGCCAGCTTGACGGACACGAATGCGTCAGGGTCCGGCAGCAGCATCAGCGGAGCTGACTGAATCATGGTGAATTCACGCGCCGGATCGCCCGACTGCACCCAGTTTTTCGGGTAGCGTGTCGAGGCATTGATACCTTCGCGCTGGGCATCAGCATCAAGAATGCAACCATATGTACGCAGGCCGCGAGCCTGGGTATTCCCCAGCACCATTGTCAGGTCCGGCAGATAGTTCTTTTTGACATCGTTTTCGACGTACTGGCCGGAGTACACCACGATGGCCACATCGCCATACATCCCCTTGTATGAAACAGCCATACCCAGATCTTTCACGGCGGTTTCCAGCTCAGAGTTAGAACCACGACGCGTGTCCAGTTTCTTCTCTACAGCCTTGAAGGAACGGAACAACGCCCAGCCCTTTGGATCGAACACAATGATGTTGACCACACCGCTGGCGTTGAGCGCGTAGGCTTCAATGTCATCGGTCGGGTCATACGTTTCTTTGTCTCGGGTGGACCACGCTGCCGCACCGGCCTGGACAATGTTGTTACCAGCACTGCGGCCCATATCCACTTCTACAGGTTCAAACGCATCACCGGTCATGGTGTATTTACCGCTGAGCACTGCCGAAACAGCCTGTTTCTCTTCGACCTGCGCAATAGCAAGCTCTTCATCCTTCATGTTCTGGAGGATGATACGGCGACGGCGATAGACCGGGTCAGCGAGATTCTGAGGGTCCTCATCAGGCAGACGGCGAAGGGTCATCAGTGGGTTGACTTCGTGTTTCGGCTTCACATAACCCGGCGTGAATTCAGATGTGCTGCCGCCACGTGAGCGGATCACTTTGCCGGAGACAATCGGCGAAACGTACAGCGCCATATTGACCAGGCCAGGAATTTGCGACAGGTAAACCTTCTCTGTACTGAAGGGATAGGTTTCGCGGAAAAAGATGCGCAGGAAGAGCGGATCGAATTTGAATTTCTTCTCATTGACCGCCAGCAGCTGAGCAGTTGTATAAACAGACATAGATTTTTCCCGTAAAAAAAAGCCGCGCAGGCGGCTTTTATGAATGATGATGGTTGTAAAAACGCGGATTAAACAATACTGATAGCAGTTCCGGCGAACGCGTTACGCTTGATATTTTCGTCGGTGACGGCAGCTGGCCAGAGGACGTCTTCAATACGGAAAGAGCCGGATTTGTAATACGCCAGCTCTACGCTGTTCTGGTCAGCTGTCACTGCCAGGATGCCTGTTGCCGCGCCGGCGTTAGCGCCGTCCCATACGGTCAGCTTGCCAGAAGTAGCATCCAGCATGAGCGGTGTCATGGCTGGGGTGGAAGCCGTTAGTTCGCCAGGACCATACGCAGTGTGCGCCGGGTCGCTGTTACCGAGCGGCTGGTTATGTGTGAAAACTTCGGTAATTGCCATGATAGCCTCTTAAACGGGGGTGTTTAACAAATCGTCAGCGGCATCGGCAGATGCGCTGCCTGCTGCGAGTGCGCCTGGTGCAGTTTCCATCAAACGATCCAGCGCCGTGTCGGTCCGCGCCTGGGCACTTTGCGGTGCGGCAGCCAGAATGCGCTGTGCGCTCTCTACCGTCATACCCGGCGTTTCGGCCAGTGCACGCGCCTGTGACTCACGCCCTTTCGCCTCGTCGCAGTTCAGGATGCCCATGATGCGGCTATTCTCTGCAGCTACTGCTGCAGAGACCTGCGCACTGACGTCTGCAGGGGCCGCTATGGCAGCAGTGGTCGTGTCAGCGTCAGTGAGCTGTTCAGCTGAAGTAGTAGTCTGAGTAGATGCCTGGTCGGCTGGATTGTTGGTCGCTGCAGATGCAGAAGGTGATGGCATAGTTCCTCCAATGGTTGTTTTTTTGCGTCTGTCGAGTGCTTCGCGCATCACGCCGAGCGCATCGGTATTGTTAACAAGTTCATCCGCCAGCCCGTTGTCCACTGACTCCTGGCCGGAGAATACTGCCGCTTCGGTGTCAAGAACGTCCTGAACGGACATGCCGGTATAAGCGGAAACCTTTTCGGCAAACATCTGACGAGTGGCATCGATACGTGTCTGGAAATCAGCACGCACATCTTCCGGAAGTTTTTCGTAAGGGTTGCCGTCGACCTTGTGATCGCCGCTGTAAATCAGCGTGACCTCAACGCCGTTAGTTTTGAGCGCAGCACCATAGTTGCTATGCGCCATCATGACCCCGATGGAGCCAGTTCTGGCCGTTTGCGTAACCAGCCGTCGCGATGCTGAACTAGCAATAAGTTGTCCTGCACTGCAGTTCATGTCATTGGCCAGCGCCCAGATGGGTTTGATATCGCGCATACGGGCTATAATGTCGGCGCAGTCAAACGCCCCGGACACCATTCCCCCCGGCGTATCCATATCCAGCAGAATGCCGTCGACGCCGGGATCACTGATAGCCTGCTGCAGGCGTGCGATAATTCCGTTGTAACCCGTCATGCCGGAATAAGGCTGCAGCGCACGGGTTTTACTCACCAGCGTGCCGGAAACCGGCAATACCGCGATACCATTTGCCACCTGATAGGTGCGCGATGGTCGGGTATCCATGTCATCATCTTCACCAAACAGCGCCAGCGGTTCGGCTATTTGTCCGGCGTCAAGCGTGATGCCAGAGACGGTATCTGTCAGCCGGGTGATGCCCAGCTGGCCAGCCAGTGCACAAAAGAAAACCCGCGCGTAAGCGGGTTCAAGCATAAGTGGCTCATTAAAGGCCATACTGGCGATATGCGGAAGATTACGCAGCTCGTGCGCCATCTTGCTCCTCCTCGTTTGATTTTTTCACTCCAGCCTCAAAAGCGGCAGCGGCCCATGCCGGTGGGTTCAGACCCGCAGCACGACGCTCCATGGTTTCCCGGACCTGCTGGGCAAAAATTTCCTGATAATCATCACCGCGTTTGGCGCATTCTTTCTCATACGTACTGAGACCAGCCTCGATGAGCATGACGGCTTCCTGTACCTCTTTCAGCCCGTCAATAGCCATGCGGCCTGAGCCGATCCAGTTGGCATTTCCCCAGGCTGTTCTCGCTTCCTGAAAGCTGAATCTGGCTTTTGAAGGAAGTGTGACCACGCGGCGGACAATTGCCTCTTCCAGCCAGCAAAGAAACATCTGACAGGCCTGTCGGGATGCCACAAACTTGCGACGGCCCATGAAGTACGCCCATGACTCGTTAGCGCTTGCGCGCGCAGTCGAGTAACTCATCTGAGAATAATTTCGCGAAAGCTGCTCATACGACACACCCAGCCCAGCGGCAATATAGCGCAACAGTGACTGTTCAAAAGTCGAGTAGCCGTTATCGGTATCCTGCGCCGACTGAAGGTTGAGAGAATCACCCGGCAACAGGTGTGGAACCCTTGCCCCACCCAGGCGAACCGGCGCAGCTGAGTAATAGGACGCCATTTCACCGAGCCAGCCCGTCAGTTTGCTCTGCTGCTCTTTATTATCCGCGCCGAGAATGAAATCCATCGCCGTCTGCGTATCCAGCTCGCTCTCGATGGTGGCAGCATACATGGCCTTCACTATCGCACTCTGGAGCTGGGTGTTTTGCAGGGTATCGAGCATTTTCATCTGCTCCATAACGCTGTAAAACGCATTGGCTCCACGGGTCTGTCCGTCCTCCATCGGTTCGAAGACATGGATAAAAGAGGGGCGCCCTCCGGGGAGCTCGCGAGGTATGTAGGTCCAGTTCTGCGCCATCCAACCAGGATAACCGTCATCGCTGACGTAATATCCCAGCGCAGCACCACTATTATTGATTTTTACCCCGGCGCGACAGTTCCGGGTATCACCGATGTTGTTTGGATTACTGACGCGCTTCGGACTAACCATTTTGAACTGAGTACGGAAAAGACGCGTTGAATCGCTGTCCCATGTCGCCTGCATGCATAATTCACCGTTAAACGCATGCATTGCTACACCTTCACGAATCATCATCGTAAACGTTCGCTTGCGTTCGGCATCAATCCCGCAGAAGTCATCTTCGGCATACTCATTCCAGGCGGCTTCCACATCCCGAGAAAATGCGCGTGAATCCTCCTCATTGATGCCAAGATAGCGCCAGCTCGGTCGATAACTGAGTCTGAAAAATGACCCGACGATGTGGTCCTGGTGGAGCTGCACGGCGTTTGCTGCATAGCCATTATTTCGCACCAGATCGTCAGCGCGGGCATTTCCACGAGAATAGTTGGGAAGGAGTGCGGCATCTGCACTTTCACTCGGCGGATTCCAGCCCCGCAGCTGCCCACCAAACCCGCCACCACCACCATGATATCCCGCGTATTCCCGAAGGGATGTTTTCCCGTCAGGTCCCACTAAAGATGGTATTTTCATACGTAAAACCCTGCTGGCCCCCGGCGTCGTGATGTGGTACCAACCTGAGATTCAAGGTCAGCAATATATTTTTTGAGATCGCTGACTGATGTGGCTGTAAATTCCACTCTTCGACCGTCTTTCTGTACCGTCGCCACGCGCTTTCCCATCATCAGGTCATGTAACGCAGCGCGCGCGGCATCCAGTTCAGTCTGTGTTGCCATTATTCATCTCCAGATAATGCCCGCGCGTAATCCGCCAGGGTCTTGTTATTGTTACGGCTGCCTTCTTCCTCCAGCAGGCTGGCCAGAAGTGAATCAAGATTTAGCTGCCAGCGGGATATGCTGATACGAAGCGCCGCCAGTGCATAAACAAAGCAATCGAGCGCCTCATTTCGTCGTTTTTTGCTGTCCCAGACGATCTTTTTCTTTCCGTCTACCCATTTTTCCACCTGCTCTTCAGCAGTTAGTTGTTGGGCCTCGGTTAGATCGTAGATTTCTGGGTTATTCGGGAAATGAACCGCTCCAGCCAGCGGCTCGTCTCTTTGCGCCACCAGCGTGAAACGGTTATAAATCTGCTCTTTTGCGGTGTCTGTTCCTACCTCAGTGAGGTAAACGCCACTCTTGTTACGCTTGCGTGGCATGTTCGCCACCGGCTTTCCATAAACCGACGCACCCTTTATAGGGATCACACGAAACAGACCATGTTTTTTTGAGCGGTTGTAGACGATGGTGGGATCAATGCCGCCAATATCCCAGCAAGTGCGGGATATAACCATTTCGAGACCGTTCTGGCGCTTATATGTCCTGTTGATTGCCTCATCCACTCGATCGAGAGTCGACTCATCATCATGACGACCCATAACGATGATTTTGTCGATAAGCCAGCTTTCCTCTCCCGGTCCCCATCCCCATACACGCATTTCGTAACGGTCAAGCTGGGAGTCAATACCCGCTGTTAGATATGCCACTCGCTCCGGCACAGACGCTTCAAAGTGCTCTTTGCGCTCCGCTAAAACTTCAGCATCGGGTCGTTCGCCTATTTTCGGTTCCCACGTTTCGCCCAAGGTCGTGTTAACGAAGGTTTTGCGCTTACCCGTATCACCTTTTGTTTTTATCCAGTCCTTGACGATCTGCACCCAAGTTGTGAACGGGCTGTAAGCGGTCCAGATGTGGAATGTAACGCTGTCAGGAGGTTCAATTTCAGTACCGGATGAAGCAAACCAGTTAAGGCCGTCTCGCGTCCAGATACCTGTTTCATCACAAATATACCTGGCCTCAAGGAAGTCCAGCTCCTGTTGTTTAATCACACAGGCATTGTGTTCACAGAGGTAGTAAACGCTGGAAGGTTCTCCCGGAGACCATTTAAAGCCAAATGGTGTCTCTTCATCGCCAAATTTCAGATACTGCTCTTCCCCGCAGTGTGGGCATGGAACATGGAACCGAAGAAAATGTTCTGACTCCTTAGCAGCCCTTTCTATCTGGCACGTACCTTTGACTTTCGGTGTAGAGCCGCGAATGGATTTCGGCCATACAGAACCCTCAATACGCTTATCTCCCAGAAAGGTGGGAGAACCTTCTTTCTCGATGTCATCATCGAAAGCGGCAAGCTCGTCGTAGCCAGCCACATCAACGGATTTTTCACGGTAGTTTTTTGCAGCCTTACCGCCCAGGCACCAGAAACCACGACCATTTGAGAAACGCTTCATGCTAAGCGTATTGTCCCGGTGTTTTTTGCCGTACCAGGGAGCAAGCGCCAACAGCGTCGGAATATCACGAATGGTCGGTTCGACATGAGACTTCATGAAGTTTTCAGCGTCACCGTCGGTTGGCAACCATATTAGCGAGTTACGCTGTTTATGCTGGATGAAATATGCGTAAACGCCGAGCAACATTTTTGAGTAGCCGACACGAGCAGATTTAACGACATTCACTTCGCGGATATAGTCGTTGCCCATCGCATTCATAATTGCACGCTGAAATGGCAGTGTTTCCCAGCGCCCTTCCTGGTAGGCAGACTCTTTCGGGAGATAGTAATTCTCATCTGCCCATTCAACCGCTGTTTGCGGTTCTGGCCGGTAAAGCGAACGTAGCCCCGCCCGCGCAGAGTGCTGCAGCCCCTTAACCTGACTGTTCGATATATTCACTCAGCAACCCCGGTATCATTTCATCCAGCGCAGCTGCTTTGTTCATGGCCTTAATGATGTCCTTCTTGAGGAAATCAATATGTCGGTTCTCCAGCTCCGGGAAGCGCCGCTGAACCGACAGAGGTATTCCATCGAGAATGCTGGCAATTTCTCCGGCTACCCGCGACAGCACGAACGTGCAGAATGCGGTCTCCACCACTTCAGCGGACTCTTTTGCATTTTTTAATTCCTGAGCGTCAGCCTGAGCTCGCGTAAGTCGGTGTCGCTCATATTCAATCGTGCCAGGTTGAAGATCGGACTCAGAAGCAATGCGGAGATCTTCAACTTCCTTCCGCAACTTTTCATTTTCTATGGCTGCATCGCGCGCACTGTACCATTCGATTGCGGCAGCAGATTCAAAGAGAACCTCATTACCCTTGCCACCACCGCGGGCAACCGGCATACCTTGCTCCTGCCAGTTCTGAATCGTTCGGACGCTCACCCCGAAAATTTCGGATAAGCGTTTTTTGTTAACCTCCATGGCTCACTCCTGGCACAAAACAGAGAAAGGAAACAATCACCGGTTAACTTCCGTTTTCCATGCTTAGCATTTCCTTTCTGGAGAGAGGATGTTTTCAACAAAAACAATGAGAAAACAAGAAGAAGAACGGAAATGGCATAAACCAGAAAATTTTCATAAATAGCGAGAATCTGCGCGGACGCCGCCCCGTAACATGTCGGATAGCCGGAAAGGACCCGCGGCCCCCCGGGTGCCTCTGAAGGGCAGCATCACCGCGCTCTTTGTTGAACCCATATTGCACCGCCAGGCTTTAACGCGTTGCGGATTGCATCGTTTACAGCATCGTGCATCGCTTGTTGCAGACCGGTGAGTGAGGCTGCCTGTTCATCGATATTTACTTGTATTGCCGTGAACAGATCGCTTTCACGTACAGCATCAATGACAGCCTGCGTCATTTCATCGCCAAGCTTAAACTTCACCTTCGTGGCTGATACCACGGCGTTTCCGACGTTTGATTGAGCGGCTTCAACTACATTGTTCTGCCCATCTTCAACCCCGATGGTCATGCCGGCTTCATACGATTTGCCTTTTTCGGCGACGTGTAATTTCACGTTGTAACTCGTAGACAATACGCCATCGCCGATCAGCGCCTTGTGGATGTATGCCTGTCCGGATTTATCGACAAACCAGCCCCAGCTAATGCCTTCTATTGGGCAGCAGCAACGGATATCTCCCCCCGGCTTATCTGCAGATGAGCCGATATAACCACCGGCAGGTACACCTAAGCGCGTATTTACCAGATGCTTAATAGCGAACTCCTGCCCTGCAGTAGTCAGGAAGGTGAAATAATTTTCCTTTTGATACTCCGTCGCGGTATGGCGTGTTTCAGCGAATCCCAACTCTCGAAGCTCAGCAGTACCAGATTTAGCTGGCATGTCACCAGACTGAAGCGCGCCACGGAAAAACAGCGCATACAGAACATCCGTCGCCGCACCGGATAACGTAATGATTTTCTGACCCATGATTTATTTCCTTTTAGACGTGAGCCTGTCGCACAGCAAAGCCGCCGAAAGTTAACGGCTTTCCCAGGCTCACTGCTGAAAGACTTTCTTTGATGCGCGCGTGCGAGGCACAATAAAAAGCCACCGTTTAAGATGGCTTTCATAAATAATAAAGAGATTCTATAGAAGGTTTTGCTTTGCCATTCTTAACTTATGTTCTAGATTTCTTATTGTTATCCCTAACTCATTGACTTTCTGCCTACTATATCGCTCTGAATATATCCAGTAGTCTGATTTCCTCTCGCATATCTCAGACAACTCAGGAGAAATATCTTGAAATAAGAGACCGACACGTCTCCACTCTTTTGCAAGTTCAAGTTCCCTTTGAGCGTCTTTAACCCCTTGGTGTGCGAAGTCCCTCAGGTAAGCCTGATTATCTATCAATAAATTTGATAGCGCTTCTAACTTGGATAATGTTAATTCCTTTTTCTGTTTTGACCATGACAAATAGCATTCCCATAATCCTGTAATGGCAGCAGTTATGTATTCGCCCATATTTAACAACCTGGTTGTGTACAAGTAGTTAAACATTATCACAGGCACTCAGTGAATGCCTGCTGTAATGCCTATCCCTTAGCAGGGATAATGGTTGTTTAATCCTTTGCTGGGGATAAAGACTATTGACGCTCGCGCTCTACTTGGCGAATCCCAGCGAAGTTATTATTACCCTTCTCTATTACGGCCAGCAAGGGCTTAATCCAGAGCACAGCTTGGCAGTACGTTATTGAGCCGGCGGCAGCGGTACTATCATCGGCTGCGTTAGGTCCGACGGTATCGGCGTGCATTGCGCTGGAACGTAAACGGTACGCGTATTCGAGCAGCCCACCAGCAATGTCAGCAGGAACAGGCAGATCACAGGTTTTTTCACGGCGGAGAATCTCCCGGTATTCGATTACTGTTTCTTCGGTGCTGGTATCGATCAGGGAGTTAAGCCTGTTGGCATGTTCTGCAACCTGATTGAATCGATTGAAGTTGAATGCCTGGGTGGCGATCACCTGCCCCTGCAAAGAGTTATCACTTCGCAGAACGACGTTATCGCTCTGAAGGCTACTGGCGTCGGAGCAACTCTTAACGAGAGCGACCGAAAGGACAGCAATAACGACAACGCCTATAAGACCCGGATTAATTTTCATTGGTCCAGCCCCCAGCACGCCAGCGCACTTTCCTGATCACGCCGCTCGACCTGCCCATAACAGCCATTCTTCTGGCCTTTTGTCAGGCGACAATCACGCCCACCGTCCTTAATCCACCAGCGAATCGCCTCGCATGCCCCGTGGCGATCACCGGCATTGATGCGCTTGTAGAACGTGGAAGGGAAGCACTTACCCGGCCCGATGTTGTACGGGCAGAAAGATGCGATCCCGGCCTTCTGCGGTTCGGTAAGCGGTACCGTAATATTGCGGTTAACCCACGCCAGAGCCTTATTGCGTTCGATGGCGTTCACCTGATTGCATTTGGCCTGTGTCAATTTCATGCCCTGCACAACCGCTTTACCAGCAACCATCGTGGCGCCACGGCAAATAGTCCAGATACCGCCGCCATCTTTGTACGCCGTGAGGCTGTTACCCTCTTTCTCATTCAGAAACTGATCGAGAATGACGGATGCTGGCGCACCAGCGAGTACCAGCCCCAGAACAGCAGCACTCAATTTTGCTCTGGTTCCCATCACTCACCTTCCTTTTGTAATGCCTCAACGACCACGCTTGCAGCTGCAGGACGTTCGTGAAGCGGTTTGTCACCAACGCCTTTCAGGTAGTCATTGACCATTTTTGTTCGCTTCTCATCCTCTTTACGCCTGCGGTGTGCATCTATACGCCCGTTGAGGTAGGAGGCTAGCGAGATAAGCAAACCAGCAGCGCCAAAGAACATGAACACCAGATCCTGAGTGGTAAATCCAATGGCAGAAGCCAGAGCTGCTACCCACGCAAAGAACTGCGTGAAGATGTTCCCTGAATCATTCATTTTCATGGTCTCTCACCTCGCTGTGTGCGGGTGTTATTGAGGTAATAAAAAAGGCCGCAATCGCGACCTCACGTTTATTCCCCTGCCAACGCCCGTATTTCCCCCAACGTCTGATTAAACCTTTCCTCTTCGAGTTCAACGCCAATAGCATGGCGGCCAAGTTCCAGCGCGACTTTCACGGTCGAACCGGACCCCATAAAGAAATCAGCCACCACATCACCAGGCTTACTGCTGGCGCTGATGATCTGCCGCAACATATCTGCGGGTTTTTCGCATGGGTGTTTACCTGGATAAAACTGAACGGGTTTATGTGTCCAGACGTCGGTATAAGGAACGGATACGGAAACAGAGAAATGCCGCCGAAGTGATTTGTTCTCTTCGAGCAGCTCTGAATATTTGCGATTCAACGAATGCCACAGTGCCACCAGCTGGTGGTGTGGTGTTGCCAGTTCGCCGTTCTGGTGCTTTTCGATGGCTACCTGCGTGAAAAGGGACTGAAGTTTCCGGTAGTCTGATTCATTCGGTAATTGCCACTGGCTACCGCTGAACCAGTGAGACACCATGTTCTTCTTTCCAGTCGCATCGGCTATTTGTTTTGAGGATATGCCAAGCGCTTCACGTGCATCCCGGAAATAAGAAATTAGGGGAGTCATTACATGCTGCTTCAGCTCGTTTCCCTTCTCAGCGTACCCGTCGCTCTTTGGTTTATACGGCCCCTGGTAATGCTCAGCGAACAGGATGCGCTCTGTTGCAGGGAAGTAAGAGCGCAGGCTCTCTTTATTACAGCCATTCCAGCGGCCCGACGGTTTAGCCCAGATGATGTGGTTCAGAATGTTGAACCGCTCACGCATCATGATCTCAATGTCTGCTGCCAGGCGGTGACCGGAGAAAAGATAAAGACTGCCAGCAGGTTTAAGCACTCGCCAGAATTGTGCGAGGCACATATCAAGCCAGCGAAGATAATCCTCATCCCCTTTCCATTGGTTGTCCCAGCCGTTGGGTTTCACTTTGAAGTACGGGGGATCCGTGACTATCAGGTCAATGGAGTTATCAGGGAGAGTGGCGATGTATTGCAGGCTATCAGCGTTGACTAACTCAACACTGTTTATATTTACAGTATTTTTCATAGATCAATAAGCGTAACTCTGATAGGCTCTCTTTGCTTTTGCGCTAAAGCAATGGGCCTTGGTTAGCTTGTGACCTGAAAGCATGAGCTGATGGCTGGCCGGGTGCTACAACACCCTCCAGCCGCCCATTTCCACAGCAGATTCCCTCCAGTCCGGAGGCGTTTAATAAAACAGATCAGAATCACTGATAACTCTTACCACCAGCTTTTTTTCGTTTCCTTGCATATATCCTAATTTATTGATCGGCGTCTCTTACATCCGTATAGGTTTAGCGATAAATGTTAATTGCCAGTTATTGCTGGCTTAAACATTCAATGGAGGAAAAATGTTATCAGCTAAAGATGATGCGTACATTTTAAAATCAGACGGGGCAAAACTTGGTCCCTACAAAGCTAAGTTTGCTGGTGATACGGTCATTGTGAATGACCCAATGGCAGATATCGAAGATGGTGATACTGTCATGCGTATCTTGCCCAATGGAAAAGAAGAGCATAAAGAAATTCACAAAGCTAACTTCTATGACCATGGTATTGGTGGATTTGGCCCTCACTTTCAGCTTAAGGTCGGTCCTAAAAAAACAGTCCCTGCCTTTTCATCACAGCAAATCAATATTCATGGTGGTCATGTTCAGATCGGAAATCATAACCGCCAAGAGATTACCACTAGCATCGAGACCTTGAACAATCTCATCAATAGTTCCCAGGCTACTACCGAGCAAAAGGAAGAAGCAAAGGGGCTGCTGCGCAAGTTGGCCGAGCATCCACTTATTACGGCCATAGCCGGTGGCGCTATCGGTCTTTTTTAAAAATACAAAAACCCGCTCAGTGGCGGGTTTATATACTTTTGGCAAGATATCAAATTAGCTTCAAATATCGCTTATTTTGTTGCATTTTGCAAGCCTAATTGAGGGAGTTAGTGAAAGTTACCTCACATTTCCGCCACTTTCAGTTCTTGGTACTCTTCGTACCGTGACAAAATTTCGCTTAGTGCCTGGCTATCCATATCAGTAAACGACGCTTTGAAAGCCGCCCAGTGGCCTGAATACACTCTGAGCCAGGTGGAACGCTCAACGCTGACCATGCGCGCCAGAGCTGCACCAGCATACTCCTGATAGGTATCGTTATTACGCGAGGCAGCAACTTCTTGCGCCGCCAGCCAGACAAGCCCTACCAGTTTTTTAGTGACACGGTCCTGGATTTTTTTGCCGCTATGCTGACGCTGAAACTCTTCCCATACGTGCTGGCACATTAACCTCTGGTACCGGAAAGCAAGGTCATGCCCATAGCAGTACCGCACCCATGCCTGCAAATGCTCCCCAAGACCATTGACCGAACGACGCCATGCTGAACAAGCGAACTCCGCATCCTTAATAGGCGGTAAAGGTCGGCGACGGCTCCTTGTCTCAAGAACATAAAGCGGAGTAGCCAGAGTTTTTACAACCTTCGATCCACAACCTTCCCCGCCCTCCATGACGATTTCAGGATGGTGCCGAGGGTATTTATTCTTATCTGCTGGTGGATGCTCACTGAACGCCTGCAGCTGTCCTTTTGTCGATCCTGATAAATCCGCCAGCGCGCGGCGCAGTTCAATCCGCGTATATTCCAGTTCTTGTAAATTCATTATGCTCAGCGCTCCATACAATTACGCTTTTGTTATTACGCCGATCGCCAGTGCTCGATTCATAAACCGGAATAGCAGCTCCAGCTGGGTACCGTGTTTTTTCTCGAACGCTGCAACATCAGCATGTAATTTGTCGTGACACTCTCTGCACAGAGGGATCACAAACAAATCGTGGGCTTTAGTGGCGGTACCGCCCATGCCGTGACCAATGACATGGTGTGGATCATCCGCTGGCCGCCGGCAACCTTCGCAGGGCTGGGTTTTAACCCACCGGGTATAGTCCTCATTCACCCACCTGCGGTGTTTTGGGCGCAACATGAATGATTCAGGGGATTCAGGATCCGCATGCAGAGCCAGAACCTTTGGCTGTTCATAGGCTACTTCCTGATTTGCTCCATGCTTTAATTTCGCAGCCGTGACCGCAGGGGTGACCTTCTTCTGCAAAATGCTTTTTGCCGGGGGCATCGGCACAATGTCACTTTCTCGATATACGGATAAAAACGGCTCATCCGGTAATCGAAGCGCAAGCTGGGCCATCCTTTCCGTGATTGCATCAGCAATGCCTGAATAAACGGCCCACCAGCACAATTCACCGAGGGATAATTCACGCTCGTTGTTATAGCCAAGCGATGACAGGATGGAGCTGATCAGCCAATTAATGAGATTACGCCGGGCCAGTTCTGCCAGCGCCGCGGTGGTTTGCTCGCGCAGCTGGTTATCGCAATGCCAACAGAGCAACATTGATCCGGGGGGATGTCGCATCGTTACCAGTTCATGATGGTGATAATCAGTGTGCGGGTACTGGCATTCCTTAACGTTACGCTCTAACCAGGATTCCAACGCGGTCAAACCGCCTGCTGCACGGATTACTCTCTCGTCGGTGAAGAATTCCTCGAGGGACTTATCTTCTGCCAGCGGCTGCCTAGCATCAGGGACGAGGCCCGACGGAAGCCCAGCCATGCTTTTTGGCTGAGGCTCCACCAGCACACGCCCCTGTTGAAACAGAGACATCAGTTCGCTGCCCGGCTTTAACAACACCAGCCCAAGGCGCGGAACAGTCTCGGCTGTAAACAGTCCTCTCACGCGGCATGCCCCTTAGCGATGTGTGCCGTCCAAAGGCCGCCGATCCACTCTATGCCTTTGGGTGTAAAACGTGCCTGGCTAAAGGCGTAGTTTGTTTCGCTCGTGGTGCCAGTTTTCACTTCAAACCGCCCGGCAGCAATGTGCTGGTGCCGCGGTGTCAGCACTCCACTGAGCCGATACAAAATGCCGCTCTCAATGAGGAACAAGCGGAAATCGGTCTCTTTGGCCTGCAACAGCTTTGCCACCTGGCGGAAAGACATTGAGCCTTTAGCAGTACAATACCGATCGACAAACTCAACTTTCGGCGCGGCAGCGGCTAACTGCTGGGCCAGTTGTTCTTTCTGCTCGGCCAGATCCGCGGCGAGACGTAATGCCTCCGGCAATGTTTGCGGGACACTTACGGCCTGGCTGTTCTCCAGCTCTTGCCAGCGATCGACAACAGCGGCGGTAAATTCTGGCGACAGCCTGGCGACAATCACCAGAGAATCACGTTTGTTGAACCAATACTCCTCGTAGGTTTGCCCGTTTTGCGGGTGTGTGTAGGGGGTGTGCGCCAACGGCGCGGTTAAAATACCAGCAGATGCAAGGCGCTCAGCTGAGCGCTTCACATCACCATGTTTGCTCTGCACCAGCCTGGCAATTTCACGGCTGGACATTGTCACAACACCCTTTGCGGTTAACTGATTCATGCTATTTCTCCATATCAGGCGGCTGCACCCGCCTTTTGATTTGCACATAATTCAGGAAGATTTGCTTCTACCAGCGCACGAGCGAACGGCGGCGGTACTGCGTTACCGCAGCGCGCTACCTGCTTGTCTTTGGCGTAACGATTGCCGCGATAGTCCTGATCGATAACGTAGCCGTCAGGGAAGCCCTGCGCCTTATAAAGCTCATGCGGTTGCAGCATGCGCATTCCGATATCGACGATCTGGTACTTAACCCCCTCGATCGTCACCAGCCATTCATCCTCGCTATCACCGCAGTAGGTTTCGAGGAATGTCCGGACCTCGCCAACGTGCTGGCCACCAGCGGTAATCGTCGGCATAGGTGTATCCATGGTCTGACCGTCGCGGCAGGTTCCGCGCAGCTTCACCAGGTGCGACGCAACTACCGCGTGATGATCAACAGTTGTGACTGAGTGGGCAGGCTCATCCATACCAACACCCGGCCCCGTGTAATTCCCACCATAGTGCTTCGCCAGGAACGCGCTCACCGTTGCAAACTTATTACCACCAGCAGTGACCGTGCCGAGCGGGTTATTCAGTTGAAGAACACGCGGTTCTTGCCCTGGTCGTTCGCCGTACCCCATCTGGATCAGTGTTGGAGTTACCAGCTGCGACTTACCGCCACCACCTGCAGTAATCGTCGCGCTCGGTTCGTCAGCCCTGTGTCCAACACTGGCGCCAAACTGGCGGGCGATGACCGGCGCAACCACGCACGCGCGGGACTGCTTGAGGATTGTATGAGCGGGTTTATCCAACGGGCGCGGCTTTGCCTGGTACTCACTGCCGCCATTGCCAGCCAGGAACGGTGTCAGGGCAGCCTCAACTACGCCAAGCGCATGCCCATTCCCGCCCGGGCGCGCCGACGTACCAGCGGTGACAGTTGGAACCGGCTCGGTCACTGGCTGCCCGGTGGCCCCGGTGCGGAATTTAGTAAGATGCGGTACCGCCAGCGCGTAGCCATGCTTTTTAGTGATGGTCTGCAATGGCTCTAACAACGATTGCCCGCGGAAACAGTCATAACCTCCTTTCGTCGTGGTGTGGTTACACTTCACGATGAAAGGTGATGCGCTTTCGATAACAAAGCGCTGGATGCCGCGCGCGATACGTTTGAGCGTATTTTCCGCCAGCGGCTTTTTGCGGTCGAAGATGGACCGGGCCGGGATATTCCAGTCAATGCACTCCGCCGCGGTACGCCATGGCGCCAGCTTGCCGCTTTGTACTTCCAGTGATTTTGGATCCCCATGAGTCGCTTCAGGCCAATGAATCTTGCGGCCGTCACAGCGCATGACCATGAAGAAACGCTTTCTGATCGTCGGCGCGCCGTAGTCACATGCGCGCAGCTCCCGATAATCAACCTCATAACCAAGCCCGGCGATCAGCTGTTGCGCCTGCTGGCCGTGCTGCTCAATGGCAAGAAATTCACAAACCTCAGCCAGTGCTGGGTGATTCGCCGCGATACCAGTCGACAGCATGCCAACAAATGCCGCGAATGTTTCACCAGCACGCTCAGGATCCGGGCGTAATTCTTCATCCAGCAGCGGGCCCCATGTCTTAAATTCTTCGACGTTCTCCAGCATCATGACTCGGGGACGTACTGCCAGAGCCCAGCGCAGGACAATCCACGCCAGCCCGCGAATCTCTTTCTTAACTGGCTTAGCGCCCTTCGCTTTGGAAAAGTGGCGGCAGTCAGGGCTAAACCAGGCCAGGCCGACAGGTTTACCGCTGGTGGCTGCGCTAGGGTCAACGTCAAACACCGACTCGCAATAATGCAGCGTGTCCGGGTGATTCGTCTTATGCATCGCAATAGCGTTTTCGTCGTGGTTGATAGCGATATCCACGCTACGCCCGATCGCCAGTTCAATGCCGGTACTCGCGCCGCCGCCTCCAGCAAAGTTATCAACGATAATTTCACGCATTGACGGCCCCCTGCATGCTGTTGAAGAGACCACCAGCGGTCGTGATAATTTCACTCGTCGGCATACGTTCGAGCCACAGCTGGTTGATATTGGCTTTCAGCTTGTTCTGCTGTGAAACAGGTAGAGCGTCAGCCCCTTCAATCTGGTTAAACACCAGTCCAACCTCAAGAGGCCAAACACGCGATTCGTTTAACGCCTTGTCCTTTGATTCCTGCGTCTCACGGACATGGGCGCGGATCCCGCGAATATTTGACCATTTGGCTTTATCCAGGCTTTCCATGGTCGCGATGAATTCACTGTGGTTAATGCCGTATTCTTTCGCAGACTCAACAGCAACCGTGCGTAACCGCTCTGACATGTCTTGTTTCACGTCATCGCTATCAAAGGGCAATGTTTCCAGCCATGCATTAACACCCACCAGGATGCTCTCGCTGATCAGCTTTTTCGCTCTGTCGATCGTCAGCGGTGAAACATTGATAAATTCAGGGTTTTCCAGAGAGTCAGCAGCCCAGGTATGACCAAACTTTGACTCGCTGAAGGTGTACTCGTCTTTCTTGCCGAACGCCGCGACAACACAGGCCCAAGCCTCTACACCGCTGGTTTCCAGAATGGCTTTTTGGGTTAATGGCAGTTCTGCCTCTGATTTCTCCGGCACTACCTCAGCGTCCAGTTCCGGCGCCGCATCAGTTTGCGTTCTTCCCACTGCAAATTGGGCCAACGACATCGCAGCACGGCCTTTGGCCTCCAGGTCGGTGCGGTTGATGTAACTGAACCGCTCACCCCGCCATGTTTTGTCGAAGACCACGATAGCGCCAGCAAAAAAAGCGCTGGTGGGCTGCTGCTTTTCGTCTTTCGGCACGAACCATGTAGGAAGATCGAAACCAATTCTGCCACGGATGAATGTGACGTGATCTGCCTCTTCCGGCCACCACGTTTCACTCGTCGCAGACTTAATGAGAAAAACGTACCGACCACCCTTTTCTCGCATGGCCATAGCGTGGTTAATGATGTGGGTCATTCCGGTGACGGCCTGCTTGTCGTGATATTGAGAGCGGCTGTAAGGCGGGTTGCCAAACCCGGCACCGCCGAGTTCTGCCAGACATTCTGACCAATCCTGTATCAGGGCATTATCTTCAGCCGTGTACCATGCTGGGCACTTCGCGTTGCTGTCGTCGGCAAAAAGGTCCAACACCAGAGGGCCGAACATCGCATTGATCCCCCAAAACAACAGATCCGGAGTGCGCCATTGATCACCGACCTCTTTCAACTCGTGTGCTGGTTTTGAACGGAGTTCAGCCAGTGCACGGCAGTATTTATTTTCCATCATCCTCTGAACCCCTCTGGAATCTTGCTATCAACCGGACCGAACTTCATCGGGTCATGTTTCTTTTCGCCCCAGCTGTCACGCGGTGGCCGCCCCTTCTTGTCCCAGCGGATCCCGCTTTGCAGATAACCTTCAAATTTTTTCGGACCGAAGAGCGTTTCAGGGCGCATGTACTGGTACTGCACGTCATTGCCGTTCCAGTGCTCATGCTTAAGGTCGATCACCAGCTGTAAGTCGCTAACGGTGTAACCTTCACGCAAACGAGCACGGATGTTTTCCAGAGAAGTTTTTGATTTTTGGTATCGTGAGCCACTAACCAGGTTCAGATGATTCAGAACCAGGATGGCGTTATCGGTGATCATCACTTCAGGGTCTGGTTGCGGCGCAACCGGACAAGAAGGTTTTTTAACTGATGGATCAGTAGTTGTATTTACTGACGGATCCCCCCCAGATTCTGACGGGTGAAAACCGCCTTTTTCATCGTTTTTTGATGCCTCAGATTTTGACGCGTCGGTTTTTGAGGCATCAGATTTTGATGCGTCAGAATCTGACAGGTGAGAAAAGGCAGCAGCCTGTAATTTCGCAACATTGAGCTGGTAAACGTTCGATGCATTTCGGTTGCCTTTACGGCGCTGCTGGCGGGTTAACCAACCGTCTTTTTCCAGCTGAGATATGGCTGTGCGAACCGTGCTCTCACCAGCACCAATCTGGCGCGCGATGGTAGAGATGGAAGGCCAGCTAACCCCTTCATCACTGCTGAAGTCTGCCAGACGCGCCATGATGGCAACGCTGGAGAGCTTCATGCCAGAAGCGGCACAAGCGTCCCAAACGTAACCCGTTAATTTAGTGCTCATGGTCGTCCTTTAACTCTGTAAACTTGCGCTTGAATTGTTCGAGCGGGCTGAAACATTCGTGGTCGTAACCATCCCGCAGGTAGATAACTCTTTGAGTTTCTGGCTCCCATCGGATAACCCGAACGGGGATCCCTCTGTGGTCTTTGAACCTTCGGTTAACTTCGCGCATAAGCGTTTCGCCTTCCTGTAGTAAACCCCCACAATTGCGGCCGCCCGACTGTGGTTACATGGCACCCAGCGGTTTGCTATTCTGCGTTCATACCGAAACAACGGAGCGCCCGGTACCGGGATCATCCTCAGTTGCGGTAAACGGTTAAAAGCCGTTAAACTGGTCATGCGGATTACTTCTCCATACAAGATTTGTCTGCCACGACGCCCGGAGCTGCACACTCGCGGGCGTCACTCTTTTCCGGCGCGCAAAACACACGGAAAAGCAGCGTCAAATGTTCCTGCCACTTAGCCATCACCTGATAGCTGTTCTCTTCGATCTGGGCGCGTTCCTGAGCATCAATAACGCCGTCAGCGGTAGCTTTACGAACGTATTGCGAATGCCTGCCGATCCACTCAACTGACTCCATGAGACGCTGGTTGATATCGCCGTTCTCAATCTCTTCAACATCAGCCAATGGCACAAAAACACCGTTCGAGTGACGTGCAATAGCGTTCGCTATATGGTTTGAACCACCAGCACGCTGAAGCACCATCGCCCAACCGAGCGGGAAGATCTGATCACCATCGGTACGCAGCCGGTTAAACAGCGCGTTCTCGGTCACACCCAACCACTCAGCTGCTTCGGAATACCCGCCAGGCAGTTCGGTGATCGTTTTTTTGATTGCGGCCACCAGCCAGGCTGGCTGCTTATCTACTTTCCATTCCGGTTCGTTACCCACGGCTTTCCCCTTTTTCCTGTGGTAGCGATGCTGCTCCAGTTTCAGTAGCCTGCGTATAACGGTGCGGGTACAAGATTTGGAGCTCATCAATTTGGCCCGAATAAAACTTCAAAAGCCTTTCAGCTACATCGAGTGATGCGATTTGTTGGCCCCTTTCAATTCGGCTTAAGTTGGCTGGATCAATGTCCACCACGTTAGCTACATGAGAGAGAGTCAACCCTTGCGATTTTCGCAAATTTCTTAACGGTGATTGCATATTGCCCCCTGTAATTGCGTATTACGCATATTAATGTGTAGTTACGACTTGCGCAAGTTGCTTTGCATATCACGCAAAAACAACCTGTAATGGACGCATGAACATAGGAAACCGCATTAGAGAATTACGCCTCGAAAAGGGCATGAAAATTTCAGATCTTGCTGAAGCTGTAGGTATTGACGGTGCAAACGTCTCACGTGTGGAGACAGGAAAACAAAAGTCATTTACTGAACAATCGCTTAGCAAATATGCTACGGCACTTGGTGTTAGCGTGGCAGAACTCTTTACACCGTCTCCAAATGAAACTACTGTATGTAAATCCAGTGGTAAAAATCCAGCTTATGGAGAGGGTGACCCTGTGTTTAGAGTCGAGTTGCTCGATGTCAGCGCCAGTGCTGGCATGGGCCATATACAAGGTAGTGATGTCGTCGATGTCATCAGGTCCATTGAGTACAACAACGAAAGAGCCGCCGCATTATTTGGTGGGAGAACACCAGACACGGTCAAAGTGATTAACGTTCGTGGTGACAGCATGGCTGATACCATTGAACCAGGTGATTTGATTTTCGTAGATATTTCGGTCAATGAGTTTGATGGTGATGGGATTTATGTGTTTGGTTTTGATGATAAAATTTACGTCAAAAGATTACAGATGATCCCAGATAAAATTCTTGTCATTTCCGATAACCCTAAATATCGGGAGTGGTCAGTGGATAAGTCCAATGAAGACAGATTTTACGTTTTCGGCAAGGTAATGATCAGTCAGTCGCAGTCAGTTAAACGGCACGGATAACATCCCCTAAGAACAAAGAACCGCCTACACGGCGGTTTTTTTACGCCCCCTCAATTGCGTTTTACGCATTTTATTTCTTGCGCATTTCGCAAATATCTTTTATCTTCATTTTCATCAACAGCGAACAGGCAGGAAGCCCACGAAGTAGCCGCCGGTGGCGTATGAATGACCGGATGATTCGCAAATGGCTTACCACCGCGCCTGATGTGGTTAAAAGCAGGCCAAAGCAATAAGAAGTGATCCCTGTTCTGGCTGTTCACTTTCCCCTTGAGGGTGACAGCCAGCTTTTTAAGGGCACAACAGGCGAGAGCATTGCTGATTATCGGACTGCGTGAGACGCGACGCGGTAAAGCAGGTAAACAGTGCTCTCACCGTTGTGGTAATGCGGCTCTGCGCACGTGACGAGGCCAACAAGTTTTTATTTCAACTTTTGAAATGAATACGTTTCTTGTGGTGTAGCGTCGCCGGTTCTGGCCGGTCCGGCAGGTGGAGGCACCACCGCCACAACAAAATCATTGCTGTGTGTAGTCTTTGCCCATCACATCGGTGGGCACCTTTTTTACACAAGAGACAAGGGCATCACCGGGCGACGGGCTCATTCCCCAATCCACCCGGGCGCTATGGAAATGGACCTCCTACCCATAGCCGAAGCGCAGGTGCCCTTTTCTGTTGTGTATGGAGAAGTTCCACTGGCGGTGGCAGCCGCCTCACAGAGGGTTAAACCATGAGTAATGACCGCATGACCGTAGTGCCCGATTTCCTGGGCGAACTGGATGCCGGCGTGTTCATGAACAAGATCGCGGCAGCTTTAAACACTACCGCGCTTGGCGTTCTGAACAACGGTACCAAAGGCAAAGTAGTCCTCACCTTTGATATTGAGCGTATGGGTAACTCCGTCGAAGAGAAGCGCGTCAGGATCAAGCACAAGCTGAACTACGTCACCCCAACCCCGCGCGGTAAAGCCTCCGAAGAAGACACCACCGAAACACCAATGTGGGTTAACAAAGGCGGCAAGCTGACCATCCTGCAGGAAGATCAGGGGCAGCTGTTCGGGATCAACGGCGGCGTTGACGGAAAGCTTAAAGCGGCACAGTGATCCGCAGCAGACAAATCACTGACATCCGATTGACCACATATTAAGGAGATTTTATGTCCCAGATTTTAGACGGCAATGCCCTGCAGCAGGTGAAAGACCTGGTTCTTTCCGGGTACCACCTGGAAGCAGCAAAAGTTACGGCATGCCCGACAGCCCTGCTTCCTGAAGGGGTTCACGTAGAAAGCCTCGAGCGTTTCGAGCTGGAACGTTTTCGCTTCCGTGGCGCCATGACCACAACCAGTATCCCTGATTTCGTTCGTTACTCTGCTGGCTACGCCAACGAAGCCGAACCAGCGCGCTGCTTTATCGATGCTGACAACATGACCGCACGCTCTGTCTTCAACATCGGTACGCTGGCTAACCCTGGCCATGCTGATAACGTCGCTTCAATCACCCTCAAAAAAACAGCACCATTCCGAGCCCTGCTTCAGGTGAACGGTGATCGTCTGGGCCAGAAAGAAATTGCTGAATGGTTGGAGGACTGGGCCGACTTCCTGACCGCATTTGATGCCGACGGGAAAGTGTTGTCCATCGCGCAGGCAGCTGGTGCCGTTCGTCGCGTCAATATCAAACAAGTCTCGGAAGCAGCTCATGAAGACGAAGATTTTGGCGGCAGAAAGTCCCTGATGCAGAGCGTTGAAGCCAGCAGTAAAGACGTCATGCCGGTGGCCTTTGAGTTCAAATGCGTCCCATATGAAGGCCTGGGCGAACGCCGCTTTAGCCTGCGCAACAGCCTGCTTAAAAGCGGGGAGCCTGTGTTTGTACTCCGCATCGTTCAACTGGAAGCCCAGGAAGAAGCTATCGCCAACGAGTTCCGTGACCTGCTGATCGAGAAGTTCACCGACAAGCCGGTTGAAACCTTTATCGGTAACTTTAAAGCGTAATTTCTCTGCATTAAATCCCCGGCGCCGCGGGGATTTATTGAAGCGTAATTCCCTTTATTAATCGCCAATGGCGAGGGATTCGTACAACCAAAAACTGGCGCAGGTGCAGCTGCCAAATATGGAGAAGAAAAGACGATGAGTTATATCCAGACACTTTCAGGAAAGAAATTCGATTACCTCAATTCAACTGCTGACGATGTGGAGATCGAGGATATCGCGACCGCGCTTTCCCACATCTGCCGCTTCACTGGCCATCTGCCGGAATTTTACAGCGTGGCCCAGCACTCTGTGCTGTGCAGCCAGCTCGTTCCGCCAGAGTTCGCCTTTGAAGCCCTGATGCATGACGCAGCAGAAGCGTATTGCCAAGACATCCCTGCCCCCCCTGAAAGCGTTGCTTCCAGATTACCGTCGCATTGAAGAGCAGGTAGAACAGCTGATCCGGGCCAAATTCAGCATCACCCCTGATATGTCAGCGGTAGTGAAATATGCCGATCTGGTGATGCTTGCCACTGAACGCCGCGATCTGGATATCGACGACGGTTCACTCTGGCCTTGCCTCGAAGGTATTCCGGCCAGCGACATTATCCAGATCGTGCCTCTTCGCCCAGGCCAGGCATATGGCTTATTCATTAACCGTTTCAATGAGCTTATGGAATCACGCGCATGCCTCGCATGAAGATAAAAGAACTGGTAGCCGCAGCCCATGCTGCGGCGGGGAAACTGCCACCAGCAGAAGCCTCTCTGATGCGTGAGGTAGCCACTCGCCTGGACGTTACATTTGCCGCCTTGACGGAATCGATGGACCAGCGAATGAGCCTTGACGCCGAAATTAACCATCTTCGTCAGGAGTCCGTCCAATGACCACCAACAAATACGCGACTCTGCGCGGCACAATCGCCAGAGCTAAACGCAACGACTGCCAGAAGGTAGTGATGCGTGTGACGTTAGTTGAAGAACTCCTCCTTCAACTGTCAAACGCTGAGAAGCAAGTAGCTGCGCTGGCTGCGGAGAATGCGGGGCTGAAAAGAGTTCCTGCAACTGGCAGCGAAACAATGCTGCTGGCTTTGGACGCATTCAACACACACGGCTCCACGAGGCCTGATGTGGGCTTACAGCAGGCGATAAATGTCGTAATGCAACGTAGAGAAATCCCGGCCGCCGACGCTTTCTTGGCTGAAGTGCGTGCCAACGCTATCAAATCTGCCCTCAACGATTGTTCGGAGTGCCTCGATAGGGACTGCATCATGGATTCGAACGGAATCAGTTATGAAGATGCTGCACTCCGTGAAGCGGGTGCTATGGCGCTGCAGGATGCGTTACTTCGCCAGGAGCGTGCCGTATGAGTTCAGACATCATCGATCAGGCAAACGAGCTGGTAGAGCACCGCCTGCAGCTGGCCATACAAAAACACCGTATTGATCAGAATGCAGTCTCTGCAGAGCACTGTTCTGAATGCGGAGAGGACATTCCTGAGGCGCGCCGGGTTGCAATGCCTGGCTGCAAAACGTGCGCCAGTTGCCAGGAAGTTTTAGAGCTCATGATAAAGCAGCGTAAGGGGTAATCGACAATGGCAATAAACCAGAAAATAAAAACCCACACCGGAACCATCATCACCAAAGATGGCGAGAAAACCGTGCAGTTGCGCGAGACTCCAACGACCTGGTGTGTTGGCCGCACTGAAACCTACCGGAAGGAAGATGGTCGCCGCAGTGGCGCGCCGCTAACATCGCGCCGCCTTATTCTGAGCAGCATTAAGCCCATCGAAGGCAGTGCGCAATGACATTAAAAAAACTGACACAAGCTGAAAAGAACAAGATCCGACGTAAGGCTATCGAGGCAATTACTGACGAGAACTACGGCGACGACGGAGATAATTTCCATGAACATGCTACTGCGCAGGCGGTTATTTCCCTATTAGATGAACTGGAACTGAAGACAGAGCAACGCGCTAACTGGTGCACTATGGCTAAGAAATTAGGGGAAGATTTGGATGCCGTAGAGAGGAGGATTGCTGAGCTGGAAGCGCGCAGAGTACCGGATTCATTCAACATCATCGGTGAAAACATCAGAACGCAGGACAACCGCATTACATCCGAGCCGATGTTCTGCGTATTCCAGAAGCGCGAAATCGTAGTTGATGAAGATTACGACTGCGACCGTATCGTTTGGGTTGATGAGGAAGGGTGCGAGGCGACCGAACGGCAAAGAATGCGTCTTGAACTGCTCCATGATAACTGTCGCGAAACGCCAGATAAATGGCGACGGATCGCAGTAAAAGACATTGATGACTTTGTTACCTGCTGCTTCACCGAGCAAGGATGCAAAGATTATCTGGCATGCAACGGGCATAACTTGCGGTTGCCGTTCATCTACGTAAAAAGCGGATTCAGGAACGATGAGTACATCGGCATTCGTAACTGGCTCGCTGGCATCGGTAAAGGAGAATGTCCCCTCGGCTTTAATCGCAGTATTAGCAATGGAGAAAGCAGTTGAACGACTTAATGATTGACCTCGAATCAATGGGAAAAAAACCAAACGCGCCGATCGTCTCAATTGGTGCCGTCTTTTTTAACCCTCATACAGGTGAACTTGGCCAAGAATTCTATACGGCCGTCTCGCTTGAAAGCGCAATGGAACAAGGCGCGGTACCGGATGGAGATACGATTCTTTGGTGGCTAAAACAAAGCCCTGAAGCGCGCTCAGCTATTTGCGTTGATGATGCGATGCCTATCACTGATGCACTGTCGGAACTTAGCCATTTCATTCACCGGCATGCATATAATCTCAAATACATGAAGGTCTGGGGTAACGGGGCCACCTTTGACAATGTGATTCTGCGCGGAGCTTACGAACGCGCCGGACGCATTTGCCCGTGGGAATTTTGGAACGATCATGATGTACGCACGATTGTTACCCTCGGTCGCAGTGTTGGTTTCGATCCGAAGCGTGACATGCCTTTCATTGGCGATGTTCACAACGCCCTGGCTGATGCGCGCCATCAGGCAAAATATGTGTCAGCAATTTGGCAGAAACTTATCCCTGCCACCAGCACCAACGAGTAAACCACTCAGCCCGGGTGCAGCCGGGCTTTATGGAGAAGGAAACCATGGCAAAGCTAATGAAAGCGAGTCTCTGGAGTAAGCGCGAGTTTACTAAAGACTCCATTCCTGACAACCGTACAATTAAACGTTGGGTCGAAAACGGATTACTCATGGGAAGGATTGTAGATGGTTCAGTTTTTGTCTATGAAACCGAAAAGTGGGGAGTTGACTCAATTGTTAATCAGGCGGTACGTCAGTTAATAATTGAGGGTTGACCATGGCAGCAAGGCCACGAAAAAAAGAATACCGCCACCTTCCTGATTATCTTTTTTTTGATAAAGATCGTGGCGTGTATAAGTTCACGCTTATAACTGGGAAAAAGAAAACTCTCGGTTCGGATCGCGTAATGGCTATCGCCATCGCCCGAGAATATAACCTGAGGATGCGCCCTGAAAACACACCATCGATAGATTCATTAATTCGGGAATCGGGAGGGCTTAATGGTGAAGCTCACCCGTTTTCTGAACATGTTGATCGCATTATGGAGAGAGCGATCAAAGATGAGCAGCCGTCTAAAAGCACACTTGACGATTGGAATAATGATGCCATCAGGGTTAAAGAATTTTTTAATAACATACCCGCATGCGACATTGAGCTTGAGCACGTAAATGCCTACATACGAAATTACCATTCTGAATCGTCGGCCAATGTTCAGAACCGAAAAGTTAGCTTCCTGAAAAAGCTATTCTCTTATGCTGTGGATGAATCGCTAATGATGGATAACCCTGCAACACGGAAAAAAATGCGGCGTGTCGATAAAAAGGTCCGCCGGCGACTTACTTTGGAACAGTTCCTGGCCATACATGCAGCTGCTGAACCTTGGCTGAAGACTGCAATGGATCTTGCAATACAAACTACGCAAGCGCGCCTGGAAGTTTCCCGGATCCGATACTCGATCAAGGAACCTAAAGAAGGGGTTTGCGGCTGTGTATGGCTCGATCAGGAAGAGGCTGGCATATTCGGAACGCTTTACATTCATCGGCAAAAAGTTCAGCACAAAGAGGCCTCGCACGTTGCTATTCCGATCGGCAGGGCCCTGAAAGAGATTATCGACAACAGCAGGGACAATGTGGCAAGTCCTTATGTTGTTCACCGGCTTCTGGAAAAGAGAAGCAATCCTATAAGCAAGGAAGTTAACCACCCAACACAGGTGGCTCCTGATTATTTGAGCAGGGCTTTTTCAGAGCTGCGGGACCGGATAGGTGTAGCGGCAGAATTACCTATCAAAGAAAGGCCAACTTTCCACGAGATCAGAGCGCTGGCGGCTCATATTTTCGAAAGACAGGGTATCGATCCGCAGGCAAGGATGGCCCATAGTGATGCAAAATCGACAAAAATTTATACCCAGAACCATGTTGAATGGGTAGAAGTTCCACATGCTGAAATCGTCTTTAAAGCCGGGTGA